GGTGATACCATCCATGTGCCTAAGCCTGTCCGTGGTGATGCTCACGCTAAAGCTGAGAACACCGCTGTAACGGTTCAGAACGCTACGGAAGGTGAAGTGCAGATCTCTATTGACAAGCACTTTGAATACTCACGTTTGATTGAAGACATTACGGACGTACAGGCTCTTAGCTCACTACGTCAGTTTTACACGGAAGATGCTGGCTACGCTTTGGCGAAGCAAGTTGACACCGACCTGCACAGCTTGGCTACTGGCCTTGGTTCTGCTGGTACGTCTTCTACGACCTATGCAAACAATGGTGGTACGTTCTTTGTAGACGCTACTAATGGTCTTACGACCTATGCTGTTGACACGGTAACAACTGCTGACGTATTTACTGACGCCGGTTTCCGCGCTATCATACAGAAGCTAGACGATGCTGACGTACCAATGGAAAACCGTTGCTTCGTCATTCCTCCTTCAGTACGCAACACCATCATGGGTATTGACCGTTACGTAAGTTCTGACTTTGTAAACAACGGTCAGGTAACTGGTGGTCAGATTGGTCAACTGTACGGCATTGACGTATTTGTTAGCACCAACTGCCCTGTTGTTGAAGCTGCTGGCGACAACTCTGCTTCCTCTGTAGACTCTTTGGGCGCATTGCTGTTCCAGAAGGATGCAATTGTAATGGCTGAGCAACTGGGAGTTCGTTCTCAGACTCAGTACAAGCAAGAGTTCCTTGCTAACCTGTTCACCTCAGATACTCTGTACGGCGTAAACGTACTTCGTCCTGAGTCAGGTTTGACCTTGGTTGTTCCTAAGTAACAATCATTTAGCTGGGGGCTGCTACGGTGGCCCCTTAGCTTTATCTTTAAGGAGTGTAACATGTGGCAAGCGTTGATTGGCCCTGTAGCTAACTTAGCTGGTACTTTTCTTAAAAATAAAGCTGCTGAAAAGCAAGCTGTCCATGAGTCCAAAATGCGTAAGATTAATGCTGACGCAGACTGGGAAACTCAACAAGCCGCTGCATCACAGTCCTCATGGAAGGACGAATGGTTTGCAGTTATTTTGAGTTTACCTTTAATTGGAGCCTTCATCCCTGATATGGTTCCCTATGTACAAGAAGGGTTTTCCGTATTGTCTACTATGCCTGACTACTACAAAGCATTCTTAGGTGGCGCTATAGCTGCCAGCTTTGGTATCAAAACTTTGTCTCACTGGGGTAAGTAATGTTTCAAATAACTATACCCGGAGGATTGTTTGGTAGTGGAGGCTTTGACCCTGTTGCTCTACAAAGACAAGCAGAAGAACGAGGCAGAGCAGAGCGTGAATACCAAGCTGCTGAGGCGGCTAGACTTGCTGCACTAAAAGAAGAAGTAGCTGAACGTAATAGGCTACAAGCAGAAGCAGATGCAGCTAAAGCAGCACGATTACAGCCTGCAAACATATCCTCTTACTACGATGCCCTACGTGCTGGAGAAGACACCTCACAGTTTGATGATATCCTACAGAGTTCTTTATCAGACCAAGGCTATATTACATCCGGCGCTGACATGGCTGAAGCAGGCGCATACGCTCCTGTAGAAGATTTATTTATTGTACCCGGTGGCATAGACAAGAGTAATGTAGGTGAGTTTGCATTTGATAAGACCCTAGAAGATTTTAAGGGTTATGACTTTGACTACGGCAATATCTCTAATGAGAACCTAAAGAAGTTCCAAGAAGAACTTATGCCTGTCATGGCTCCAGAGGTGGCACAGGCACAGCTAGAAGGTCAGAGTTATCAGAATGCACTGATACAGGCTTATGAACGCTCACCTGAAGTACAGAAGATATATGCCAAATATGACATATCTCCACAGCGCATAAGCCGTAACAACGCATCTGAGTACGTATACGATCCTTTTACTTTTGGTGAGATACAGACTGTAGATCGTAGTGCTGGTTTTGGAGATTACTTAAAAGCAGGGACTATGGCAGGTTTAGGCTTACTTACGGGTGGGGCTATTTCTGGCTTAGGTTTAGGGGCTTTACCTACAGCCGCTGCACAAGCAGGAATGTCAGGAGCTTTAGCAGCAGGTTTTGGCGGCGACCCTGTAGACGCTGCTCTTAAAGCAGGTCTTGGTTCTTTAATTACAACTGGTATATCGCCTGCAAAAGAAGCAGTTAAAGAAACAACAACAACAATTGCTCCTACAGACGTAGCTCCTACAGAAATACCTTCTGATATGTTATCTTTTGAAGCTGACATACCAGATATTTCTACAAGTGGCTTGTTAGAAGGATATACTCCTTTTAGTGACCCTTTAGAAGCAGCTATTTTAGACCCTTCTGTTAGCACGTCTTTTGGTGATCCTTTAAGAGCAGCTATAGCAGGTAGAGGTGATTTATCACAATATGGAAGTTTAGCAGAAATAGCTACTGCTCCTTCTGCTTTTACTCCAGAACTTGATATATCTTCTCCTGCAACTTTAACACCCACTGGAGGTCTTAGAGAAAATTTAACTAGGGAAGGTTTTTCTGTTACAGGGCCAGCTACATCTCCTGATATATTTCTTGAACGAACTAGTGATGTTTCACCTTATGAGTACACTCCTAGTAGACGAGAAGTAGTTTTAACTGAGGAGCCTATTAGACCTACAGTGCAGCCGCCACAGCCTCCGTCTCAGCTTCCCGGAGGTGGAGGTGGAGCTTCAAGTGCAGCAGCACCATCAGCACCAGCAACGACAGTCACTGCACCCGCAGCGCCTAGTGCAACTATAACTCCTGTAATACAGCCTCCGATTATTACTTCTCCGGGAGCAGTTACAGGAGCTTTATTAAGTAATACTTTACCTGCATTAGCAGCAGCTACAGCATTAGTGAGTTCACAGCCCACAGTAGCTCCTCCAGTTACACCTGTAGCTACTACAGCGCCTACAACTGAGCCTACGCCTGTAACAACTACAGAGCCTACAGACATCTTGGAAGACACTGTTGTTGATGACACTACTGCACAACTAGAGGCAGAAGCAGAAGCACAGGCTGCTAGAGAAGCTGAAGCAGCACGTTTATCTGAAGAAGCTAGAAAAGCAGCAGAAGCTAGCGCAGCCGCTGAAGCTAAAGCCGAAGCAGAAAAAGAAGCTATTGCACAAGCAGAGGCTAGAGCAGACGCAGCAGAAGCTGCTAAAAAAGCAGCAGAAGCACAAGCAAAAGCAGATGCAGCAGCCGCAGAAGCTAGATATGGAGAAGCTGTAGCAGCAGGTGAAGCTGCTGGAGAAGCCAGATACGGTGAAGGGTTAGGCACAGGCAGAGGCCAAGGTGCAGGGGCTGGCATAGGTGCAGGACTAGGACTAGGGTTATTAGCTGGTATGGGAGGAGGCACTGGTGGGGGCGTAGGGACAGGCTTTACACCTAAAGACTTTGAAGACTATAAGTTTAGAAAAACATATGAAGCACCTGAGTTACTGGAAAGAACACTTCCTTTACAAGGTTATCAAGCTCCTCAGTATTCACAACAAGACTATGCTCAAACAATAGCAAATGAGATACGTAACCTTACAAGTTTCCCAACACTGGACAAAACACAGGTACAAAAAAGACTAGGTTTGTTTGATAATTCTTTATTACAACAAGCGGTTATGCAAAATTTATATGGAGCAGGCGGTAGATGAGTACCACATATTTGAACATAGTCAACGAGGTACTACGTAGGCTACGAGAAGATGAAGTAGCAAGTGTAACACAGAACACTTACAGTAAAATGGTAGGTGACTTTGTTAATGATGCAAAGCAAGTAGTAGAAGACTCACACCAGTGGTCTACACTACGTACAACTATTGTAGTACCTACTGTTGAAAATACTACAGAATATAGCTTGACAAACGCTGGA